GGACAACTACATCCCCGAATTTGATACCTACACGAAGGCAATCTACAAACACAAATTTTACAAAGGAAAAAACAAATAAAAAAACTATGAATCAAATGCAATTATTTGACCAAATCACGGAAAGTGATGTGGCAATCTTGAAAAAAGTAACGAGTATCTTGAGCAGGTACTTTGATGGAACTCCGAAACCGAAACAATCCAGAGGATGGAGGGTTAGACAAAAGACCCGTGACTTTATGGATGATGTTCAAAGGTTCTACAAAAAAGAATGGGTGCATCGTTACGATGAAGAATTGATGAAGATTGAAGCAACCCACAATGTTCCGCAATTATCGGACTGGTTGAAGATGTACGAGAAAGGTGGATTGATTGAGGTGGTTAGAGTACAAAACAAAAACCGAACTATTATTAAATTCAGATTCTTATGACAACAATCATCATCATCGGACTGGCATTGTTTCTCGCCATCGCTTTGTTCAAAGTCAACGCACTTTCAACAAGAGAAGAAGAACTACAAGATCAAGTAAACAAGTTGAATCGTGAGTTGTGGGATTTGCAAACGGAGAATCTGACCATCAGGTCAAAGATTGCCGAAGCAAACGACCGTGCTAAAACTTGGGAACTTCACGCCAACGATTTAATTCAAAGTAGAAAAAATGCTGAAAGCACTGGTCGTAAGGGCATCAATTAATGAGATCATAAAGTGGCGAGTGTATTTCGCAGGAGAACTCCTCGCCACATTTGAGAACGAACAGGATGCTATTGAGTACGCAAACTTTATAGATAGACAATGAAGACAACAACTGAATTCATTTTTGAGTTGCTATGGGAAAAAGTCCAAAGCGGTGAGCTTAGGTCTGACATCTACACGACATCAGTCCTGATGGACATAGAACGACAAGCAACCCAGTACGAACCATTCATAAGCCAGGAACACTACAATGACGGATTCAGCAAAGCGAAGGAAATCTATGGATGAGTATGCACTCATTTGGGCAATCGCAGTTCTCCGTGAGGATATGCGACATACTTGGGAATACATCGGATGGAGATTAAACATTAATCCAAAAAGAGCAGCATTTTTATACACTAAAATAAAACCAACTTTCAACTATGCAAAAATATATCAAAGCAACGATAACGGCGGTAATGATTAACCAGCCGGAAACAAGGGATTGTGATTTCAAACTTATGACGGTGATTTATAAAGGGATGTGCAACGGCAATGACTTCTTCACGATGTTTGAAGCCAAGCAACTACCATCACCCGAAACCATCAGGAGAACACGAGCTCAACTCCAAGAGCATCACGAACATCTTCGTGGGCAGAACTACCAGTCACGCCAACGATACCAGGTGAAAGTAAAAAAGGATTTGGGATATCCAGTGTAATTAGTTATTTTTGAAGTGTTAATAGTTGTGTGCGAGACAACTGACAAAGACATTTTGCCCTCGGCAAATACTCAACTCGCACTTGGGTATTTGTTCGGGGGTTTTTTTATGTAAAAAATTGTTATGCCAGTAGTAGAAAAAAAAGTATTTGAACAATACGAATATCAAAATTATTTAATTACCATTCAAGATTGGAGGGGTACAGATGAATTAGAGGGCATTGCCGTTCCGACTAAATATGCACATTTGTTTGATGATTTATTTGATGTCGGAATGTGTAATGAAATTTTTGAACATCACGGAATTGAAAATACCGAAACTTTTTTTTATGAAGATGGTAGTGGAACCTATGAGGAAGATATAATATATATTGGGGAATTTGATCCAGATGATGTCATTGCTTGGTTGGGAGATATAAAAACATCAACACAGGTATTGAATTACTTAATTCAGGATTTGAATAGGGTATTTGGTTGGAATCCAAAAACAGTTGTGTTAAAACAAATTAATAAAAAATTAATTACACCTAAATCAACCAAACAAAAAAGAGGATTTAATCAAGTTGCCTGGTCTACATTGGTTAGGTTAAGAGATGGGAAATGTACTCAATGCAGTAGCGTTTATGATTTACACGCACATCATCTTAAATCGTTCAAAGATCACGAGGAATTAAGGTATGATGTAAACAATGGAATTACATTGTGTAGTCAATGCCATCGCAAATGGCACAAAGAAAACGGAAGATAAATTTTTAAGATATGGAAAACATAGGACAAATAGTTAGAAGCAAAAAAACGGGGAAGAGCAGATACACTCCCATCAACAATGATATCTTGCAAAGCTCACAGTTGACTTGTGAGGAAAAAACAATCTTGATCTATCTCTTATCATTGCCTGAAGATTGGGTGGTTTATAAGACCGTTATTTGGCAGAAAATGAACATAGGCAGAAACCGATTCAATGCTCACTGGAAAGGATTAGTAGACAAAGGGTATATCGTTTCAGTTCGTGTGATTGATGCGGAAACAAATCTTGTTCGTGGATGGAATCATATTGTGTATGAAGAACCAGTACTGACCGAATGTCGGACTGACCAATCTTCGGACTTACCGAATCTCGGACTGTCCGAAAACCATACTATATATAAAGAAGACATTCAACAAAGTAATAATTTAACAAAAGAAGAAGGGGTAAACAAAGAAAAACTCACACCAACTGAACAAGAATGTATTGATGAGTTTATACTAAAAGGAAGAACAATCAGCGAAGGGGTGGCATTTTTTAATTATTGGGAATCAATGAACTGGACAAGGAAAGCCGGAAAGATTCAAAAATGGAAAATGGCGGTTGTAAGTTGGATTGAAAAATCAAAAACTTTTAACCAAGATAATACCACTACTCCACAAATTATCCACCGAAAAGTATTTAACTTGCAAGAATATGACGAGCGAACTTGAAGATTACATAATTGGTCAACTACTATTTTACGATCAAACACGGGCAATGTTGCCGAGAATCAAATCACAATGGTTTGAAACACCACTCAACAAAAGAATCTTTGATGTGATGTTGGAGATGTACATTAACAACGATGAGATTGATGTGCTGACATTAGGAAAGAAGTTCAATCGTGTTGAGATGGTTGCAATCGTTCGCTTGACTCAAGATGTATACGGGATGCCAAACATCAGCAGTCACATTCCGGCACTTGAACACAGGTACTTAAAAAAACAATTGATTGATAACATCAGCAACTTGGATTTGACTGCGGACTTAAAAGAAATCCTCACCAATATGCAAACGATGGTGGACAACACAAAGTTCACGACCATCAATGATCCCATTCAAATTACATCAGTTACCAACAAGACCGTTGATGCAATTATTGAGGCGGTGCAAAGAGGTGACAAGCTCACGGGTAGACAAACGGGATGGGCTGGACTTGACCGAGTATTGGGTGGATGGAACAACGGTGATTTGATTGTGATGGCTGCAAGACCTGGTCAGGGTAAAACGGCACTTGCTTTGTCGCTGATGTATGACTTCGCCAAGATTGGTGGAAAGGGATTGTTCTTGTCGCTGGAGATGAGCAATGAGCAACTTGTAAAAAGATATTTATCCCTGATCACTGACCTTGCAAATTGGAAGATTCGCAATGCAAACCTTCGTGAGTTTGAAGTTCATCAGCTCATCAATTCAGCCCTCAATCAGACGGTTCAATTCTTCATTGATGACGATCCAAATTGCAGTATCCAACAAATCAAATCCAAAGCCAAGATTCACAAAGCTAAACACGGACTTGAACTTTTGGTGATTGATTACATCCAGTTGATCAAAGGAACAAAACAAAACAGGGAACAAGAAATTGCAGAGATTTCCCGAAACTTAAAATTGCTTTCTAAGGAACTCAACATCACCGTCATAGTGTTGGCTCAGTTATCACGCAAATGTGAGGAGAGAGCGGATAAAAGACCTATGCTGAGTGATATCCGTGAGAGTGGTTCTATTGAGCAAGATGCGGATGTCGTGATGTTCCCATTCCGACCGGCATACTATTCAGGGGAGAAGCTCCAGCAAGAAGAAGCCGAATTGATTATCGCAAAGAATCGTCACGGTGAATGCTACACAATCAAAACGACATTCATCGGTGAACGCACAATGTACGAAGAACGACTATGAGGCACGGTTCATTGTTTAGCGGAATAGGTGGGTTTGATCTTGCTGCCGAGTGGATGGGATGGGAGAATGTATTTCATTGCGAATGGATGGAGTTCCCACGAAAAGTATTGGACTATCACTTTCCCAATGCGGATAGTCACATTGATATATGTAAAACTGATTTTAAAAAATATGCAAACAAAATTGACATTCTTACTGGAGGATTCCCCTGCCAACCATTTAGCACCGCAGGGAAAAGAAAAGGCACGGATGATGAACGCTACTTGTGGCACGAGATGTTACGAGCAGTTCAAGAGATTAAACCGAGATTCGTCATCGCTGAAAATGTCTTTGGTATCACGAATATTGACGGGGGATTGGTATTCGAGCAGGTGTGCCTTGACTTGGAAAATGAAGGGTACGAAGTTCAACCGTTTATTATTCCAGCTTGTGCCAAAAACGCACCGCATAGAAGAGACCGATGCTGGTTTATTGCTCAAAACCCCTTGTTCAGCGGATGCGTACACGGAGAATCTCACGAAGAAGGAGCAACGATTCGGGAATTCGGGAACACTTGCTCAAGAGGTTCAGACGGGATTCATCTATCAAAGGGGTATGCTACCGACACCAACAGCAATGGATTCAACCAACGCAACGGCATCAATGAAATCAACACAAGTGAAAGAGGGGAGTATGCATTCAATGACATTGAGCAGATTCCTACTGACACCAAGTGCATCGGACGGACTGAGATCAGGAATGACAATGGACAGTTTGAAACGCCACAACAAAGTGAACGCGGAGAACAGCAATTTAGCGGAGCAGATAGCACACAAAGTTGGTGGAGGAACTTCCCATCTCAACCCCCGGTTTGTAGCGGAGATGATGGGATTCCCCGTGAACTGGACGGAATTACCTTTCCAAAGTGGAGAGCAGAATCTATCAAAGGATACGGGAACGCCATAGTGCCACAAATTGCTTATCAATTATTTCAAATCATTAACGAGTTATGAACCACTACCAGGAAACCCACCTATTAAAACAAGAAGTCAAACGGCTTAAAGGAGTTGTTGCCGAACTCAATCAAAAACGGATTGACGAGGTCAAGAAACTAAAAGACGAAATCATCAACCCAAGATGCAAGATCAACGAGATAGATGCCGAATGGACTGAAGCGATGCGAGTGGTTGCAATCGTCTATGATGTCACACCCGATGCAATCTTGGAGAAGGTTCGCACTCAAAACATTATGGATGCTCGGCACTTGTTTTGCTATTTATGTAGAAAGCATTTGAAGATGACCTATCTTTCCATCGGCAAGATTCTTCACCGTGATCACTCAACCATCATCAACTCCGTGCAAGTTTATGAATCTCTTGTAGAATATGACCGAACAACCAACAAATTATATGTCGAATCTTTATCCTTACTGGGTTTGCATTTGCACGAAAGGTCTAAGCTCGTCAATACATATTCTCCGGTCTGAGGATGAGATGCTCAGGATAAAAAAAAAATACGAAAAGAATGGTTATATTTGTAGTATTGAAAAGAAAATGTGAATAAAGCGGAAATCATAGAGGAACTCTCAAAAGCGGAATGGCTGACCAAAGCCACGAAGAACATCGCCAAAGGAAACGAGTTGGCAAGGGAACTCTATCAATTCTACTTTCTGACCATATTGCAAAAACCTGATGAACAAATTGAGAAAATATACAACGACGGATACATCCAGTTTTGGACAATCCGTCTTTTGTACCTTTGTATCAACGGCAACCGGCATCCCTTTGGGGAATCTCGCATTTATGATCAATACGATGTCTATGACTTACACTTGTCTGAAGAACCCGACCTTCTTTTGGAAAGGGAAGAAGATGAGCGAATCGAACAAAAACGAATCAATAAAATAAATCAAGTAACGGAAGAAGCATATTTCTATGAAAGGGAGTTATTCAAGTTATGGTGTAGTGGAATGTCAGCACGAGCAATCCATCGCCAAACGGATATTTCAGTCAGAGAGATTCTGCGAGTAGTTAAATTAATGAAAGAAAGATGTACAACGAAATAATTGGAATTGCTTGTCTAAGCATCATCATCGTCAACTTCGGTAAACCAGCCGACCTACTAAAACGCTATCTCTACGGAAGCGACTATTCCAAATGGAAACGAATGAAACCACTTGATTGTGCTTTCTGCTTATCGTGGTGGTTGGGATTGTCTTTTTTTATATACACCTACGGATTTGTGGGTATCTTGTACGCATCCATCGCAACGGTAATTGTTGCACTCCTTGAAACAAAACTATGATAGAATTCATCCAGTCACTTCGCCCGGCATACGAGATCTACAAAAAGACACTCGTGTTCCAATTAACGCCTGAGCAATCCGCACAACTTCAGAATGTACACCGTGAGATATTTGGTCGCAATGTTCCAAACTGCTCAACCTGTGTCATTGAGTCGGTGTTCTCACTTTTGATATGGGCAGACCAAAAAGCATTGGAGTTGGCACAACTTGCCGATGATGAGCAGAAACCAAAACGCAAACGGAAATGAAAGCAATCCTTGAATTTAACCTTGACGAAGAACGCCATCAGTTTGAAAATGCAGTTGATGGATGGAAATGGAAGTGCATCGTATCAGAACTTGACAACGAGTTAAGGACACGGACAAAGTACGCATCAGATGAAACACCTGAGGAAGTCATTGAAGCATTGGTCAAAGTGCGTGACTATTTGCGTGAGTTATTAAGCGAGGAGGGATTGATACTTTGAAGAAACACACTCAAATCTATATGAATCACTTTGGATACGATATTTCAAGTTTTATTCCTTGTGAGGTGTGTGGCAAAACTGCCGTTGACATCCATCACATCGAAGCAAGAGGAATCGGAGGGAGCAAAGAAGCCGATGCGATTGAAAACCTGATGGCGATATGTCGTGAGGATCACATCAAATTTGGGGACAAGAAGGAATACAAAGAGTGGTTGAAATCCATTCACGAACAAAGATTGTCAATGGTAAAATAAATTCGTAATTAATTCGTAAAATGGCAACACAAGTACCAGGAAGAAACGGAGGAACTTTGACACGACCTGACAAAGGAGAAGTGTTGAATCCAAACGGCAGACCAAAGAAGCTCATCACCCAAATGAAGGAAATCGGATACACCAAAACTCAGGTGGAAGAAACGATGTTGTCAATGTTGTCACTATCACGGAAAGAACTGGAGAAGATAGACCGAGGGGATGAGTACACGATTATGGAACGCACAATTGCAGGTGCATTACTCAAAGGTCACGATAAAAACTCGTTGTTCAACTTGGAGATGTTGCTCACAAGATCACAAGGCAAACCGAAAGAAACCATTGACCAAACAATCCAATCAAAAAACTTTACTATAACTTTGAATCTCGATGAAAAAAACTTGGAGAGGTGAGGACACATTCCCACCGTATGACGGAGAACTTAAAATAGTTGCAACCTTTGATGGCGAAATCAAACTTGCACGGTTTATTGACGATATGTGGATTGACGAAAACACAATGGCTTGGATCAATGTGATGTACTGGATGCCCATCCCAATTTTGCCAAACGAATGACACCGAAAGAAAAAGCCGAACAGTTGGTGGAATCATTTCTCTCATTTACATCAAATGAAGCAACAACCGAAGATGGTTTTATTTATTCGGAAAGAATGAGAGTATGGAACGCCAAGCAATGTGCATTAATTGCAGTTGATGAAATGATGGAGTTATTGGCGGATGACTCGTGGAGGAATCGCAATGAGTTGATGTTTTATGAAGAGGTTAAAAAACAAATCCACGCCCTATGAAAGTAATCCAATCAGGGCATCTCGGTGATTTAATCTATTCACTCACGGCAACCAAGCGAGTTGCGGAGTTACACGGTGAAGTAGATTTCCACATCGGATTCCGTGAGCAGAATACTGTTTCCGGTCATCCAAGCGGAGGGTATTGTATGAACTTAAAATCATACGAATACATCAAACCCTTGCTTGAGCATCAATCGTACATTAAAAGCGTTCAGATGCACTCACACCCCGACCTTGATTATGACTTTGATAAGTTCAGGCATCACGGATTGAATCTCGCTGCTGGTGATTTGAGACGGAATCATTTTCTTGTCTATCCCGAATTGATGACCGACCTTCAAGAACCTTGCATTGAAGCGAGTGAACCGATTCCATATTTTGAGGATAAGATTCTTTTGAACTTCACATCTCGTTATCGCAATTACGACATCAACTATTTTCCATTGAAAGAACACAAGTGCGTTTTCTTTGGCTATGAAGATGAGTACATTGCATTCACCGATAGATGGCAGTTAGATTGTGAACTCTTAAAATGTCAAGATGCTTTGATGTTGGCAACCATTATCGGCAGTTCAAAGGCATTCATTGGCAATCAATCAAGCACCTACGCAATCGCAGAGCAAATGAAGGTCAAACGATTGCTTGAGATATGCGTTCACACACCGAATGTCATCCCCATCAACAATGGCTTTGACTATGTCACCAATCAAGCGTTCAATCATCTACTTAAAACTCTATGAAATTACTGATACTTACGGACGGAATGAATGGTGTAGTTTACCACCGATTATTCACGCCACACTTACGGATGCAAATTGACGGACAAGCGGATGTCAGCGTTTGCCAATCACAAGAGGAATGGCTCACACTTGATTACACGCAATTTGATGTGATCATCTTCTCACGATGGCTTGGTGCAAAACATTATGATGTGCTGAAAAAGATTGCTGATTCAGGCACTCCCTATGTTGTGGACATTGACGACTATTGGGTTCTCCCAAAATACAACCCGGCATATTGGGCATATCGCAAAGGAATCAAACAAGGCGTGAAGGATGCCATCAATTACGCTGATGCGGTAATCACCACAACTCCAGCACTTGCCAAAGAGATTCGCCAAATCAATGAGAATGTTGTGATTGCATCCAACTGCCTTGACCTAACCCACAAACAATGGGAAGGCGAACCACTTCCAAGAACCGACAAAGTCAAGGTCGGATGGGTTGGTGGTGTAACTCACGAGGAGGACTTGAAGTTGATTGCTGACCAAATCAAAGGAATGGACATTGAGTTCTACATCTGCGGATATACACCAGGCGAGATTTGGAATCGCATTGCCAAGAGTATGCCCGATGCTAAGATTGTGGAAGGTACAACCGTGTTTGAATATGGTGAGGTGTACAAGCACTTTGATATCGTGGTTGCACCGTTGCAAGACAACAAGTTCAACAACTGCAAATCTGAGCTGAAGATAATTGAGGCGAGTGCGTATAAGAAGCCAATCATTTGTTCTGCGGTGTATCCTTACTTGTACCATCAGGCAAATGACGGGGTTTTGTTGGTAACTCAAAACGATTGGAGGACTGCGATTCAAAAGATGATTGATGTTGGTCATTCGGTTCGTCAGTCAATGGGCGTGAGCAACTACGACTACTGCCAAAAGCATCACAACCTTGAACTCCACAACTTGACAAGATTGCAGTTATATAAAAGCTTGTGCAAATAAATTACACGAGACCATATTTAACCAACTACCAAAAGGACATCCTTGACTGCGATGCCCGTTTCACTATTACGGCTGCGAGTACCAAGACAGGCAAGACGGCATCACACATCATTTGGCTCTTTGAACAAGCACTTCAATGCAAGGATGGTCAGAGTGTGTGGTGGGTTGCACCAGTTTACCAACAAGCGGAGATTGCATTCCGAAGGATGAAGAACCAAGTCACGGACAAGAACTTCTTTATCAGCAACGAAACAAAACTATTGTTGACCTTGCCAACGGGTGCAAGGATTGAATTCAAGTCAGGTGAGAAGCCGGACAACCTTTATGGTGATGATGTCTATGCTGCCGTCATTGATGAGGCATCAAGGATGCGTGAGGAATCGTGGTATGCACTCCGTTCAACGCTGACCGCTACACAAGGCAAATGCAAGTTGATTGGGAATGTCAAAGGCAAAAAGAACTGGTTCTACAAATTAGGTGAGAGAGCAAGGCAAGGAGAGGCAGAATACAAGTATTTCAAAATAACGGCATACGATGCTGCGAGAGAGGGGATAATATCAGAGAAAGAGATTGAACAAGCCAAGCGAGATCTACCTGATTATGTCTTTCGGGAATTATACCTTGCCGAACCAGCCGATGACAAGTCCAATCCGTTTGGCTTGGATGCAATCCGCAAATGCATCGCACCATTAAGCAACAAACCTGCGGTATCATTTGGCATAGATTTGGCAAAATACACGGATTGGACGGTGATAACTGGTCTTGATAGTGAGAATCGTGTGTGCTATTCGGATAGATTTCAGAATGATTGGTCACAAACGAAGCAAAGAATCATCGGAGTTGTAGGGAAAACACCAGCATACATTGATGCAACCGGAATTGGTGATCCAATCGTTGAGGATTTGCAGAAGATATTGCCCAAGATATTTGGCTTTAAGTACACCACACAAAGCAAACAACAGTTGATTGAGTCGTTGGTGATGGAAATACAAGCGAATACCATCCGATTTCCTGAAGAACCCTACGGCTCAGAGTTAGAAAACTTTGAGTTTGAGTATACAAGAACTGGTGTAAGATACACAGCACCACCCGGACTTCACGATGACGCAGTCAACTCCCTTGCACTTGCAAACGACTGCAAGAAACACAATAGACCAGGCACTTTTTACTTCGCATAACTATGAATTGGAAAAACATAACCATCCACCAACTGCAAGAGATTCACTCTTGTCGTGATATGTCTGACCTTGAGAGGCAGATGAACATCCTTGCCATTGCTTTGAATCTTTCAATGGATGAAGTAGAGTCAATGACCCTTGACAAGCTCACAACCGAGTTTGAGAAGTTGTCGTTCTTAAATGACCTACCAAAAGCACCCATTCAATTTATGTT